CTCTTTGTGAAGACAAGTTCTGAAGATGTGAACTGTGACTGCAGATGCAAACTGAGCGATGAAGAAATTAACCACATCGTTGAGAAACGTGTGCGACGTGAAGTCAAGCGTGGCGTGCAGACGATACAGTATCAGATAAATACATTGCTCACCACCAATGGGCAGACTCCGTTCGTGACGGTGTTTATGTATCTTGACGAAGTGCCGGAAGGACAGACTAGAGATGACCTTGCCCTCATCATTGAGGAAACGCTGCTTCAGCGTATCGAGGGCGTCAAAAATGAAAAGGGCGTCTGGATTACGCCGGCATTCCCGAAGCTGATCTATGTTCTCGATGAAGACAATATCCAGCCAGGAACAAAATATTACTACCTGACTGAGCTTGCGGCGAAATGTACCGCAAAGCGCATGGTTCCCGACTATATCTCCGCCAAGATCATGAAAAGACTGAAGGGTGATGTGTATGCCTGCATGGGCTGCCGATCTTTCCTGACACCTTCTGACGACCACAAGTACTATGGCAGATTCAATCAGGGCGTTGTCACGCTGAATCTGGTGGATGTGGCGTGTTCTTCCGGCGGTGATATAGACAAATTCCGGAAGCTTTTGAATGAACGCTGCAACCTCTGTTTCAAGGCTCTGATGTGCAGGCATGAACGGCTGAAAGGCACGCCGTCCGATGTTGCGCCGATCCTCTGGCAGAACGGCGCGCTGGCAAGGCTGAAGGACGGCGAGGTCATTGACGAACTGCTGTATAACAACTACAGCACCATCTCCCTCGGCTATGCAGGCATCGCAGAAATGACATATCGCATGGCAGGCTGTTCACATACAGAGCCGGACGGAAAAGCGTTTGCTTTGAAGGTCATGCAATTCCTGAATGACAAGTGTGCGGCATGGCGGGAGCAGACTGGTATCAGCTTTTCGCTGTACGGCACTCCAATGGAGAGCGTCGCCTACAAATTCGCTCAGTGCCTTCAGCGCAGGTACGGCATTATTCCCCACGTAACCGACAAAAGCTATATCACCAATAGCTATCATGTCCATGTTACCGAGTCTATAGATGCCTTTTCAAAGCTGACATTTGAAGCGGAGTTTCAGGAGCTTTCTCCCGGCGGTGCAATCAGCTATGTGGAAGTACCGAACCTTCAGAATAATATTCCTGCGGTGCTGGCACTGATTCGGCATATCTACGAAACCATCCTCTACGCAGAACTGAACACCAAGTCTGATTACTGTCAGACCTGCGGCTATGACGGCGAGATACAGATCACTGATGAGGACGGTAAACTGATCTGGGAATGCTCGAACTGCGGCAACCGAGATCAGCGGACTCTGAATGTCTGCCGTCGCACCTGCGGTTACCTCGGATCGCAGTTCTGGAATCAGGGGCGTACAGCTGAGATCAAAGATCGGGTGATGCACTTGTGAATTACTGTGGTTTGAATAAAAATGACATAGCCAACGGTGACGGTGTGCGTGTGTCGCTGTTTGTATCCGGATGCAGGAATCACTGCAAGGGCTGTCACAATCCCGAAGCATGGGATTTCAGCTACGGTCGGCCGTTCACCAAGGAAACTGAAGATGAGATCATCGAAGCCCTGCGTCCGTCATGGATACAGGGCATTTCCATACTCGGCGGTGAACCTTGCGAGGAAGAAAACGAACGTGTTCTGATACCGTTTCTGAAACGGATAAAGCAGGAGTGTCCGAATTCGGACACTTGGCTGTTCTCCGGATACACTTACGAGATGATGCAGGGCTCTGAGATCCTGCAGTATGTGGATGTTCTGGTGGACGGGCCGTTCCTGCTTGAGGAGAAGGATATCTCGCTTCAGTTCCGCGGCAGCCGCAATCAGCGGATTCTCAAACTCAAAGGAGGCAAACCGATATGACAAAACAGAATGTCCGCTGCGATGCCTGCGGCTGTGCCTTTGTGCCGGAGCCGAAAACGCAGCGTGAGGGCGAGATTGAATACAGCTACTTCAACTGCGATTATTGCGACAAGGCATATATGGTGTCTGTGACCGATGCAGCACTCCGCAGGAGCATCCGCAAATACCGGACGCTTTCCGAAAAGCTGAAAGGCAAGCCTGTAGCAGAGCAGACGCTCCGTGAAGTAACGGCACTGAAGGACGCGAATACGAAACGAGCCGCAGAGCTGCGGCAGATGTATATACGGGAGGAATGATATGAAAACAGCGGAACTTCGCATGATCCCTGTTTCGGAACTGAAGCCTGCGGAATACAACCCGCGTAAAAAGCTGAAGCTCGGAGACAAGGAATACGAGAAGATTAAAAACAGCATCGAGGAATTCGGCTTTGCCGATCCTCTGGTGGTCAATGCTGACATGACCATCATTGGCGGTCATCAGAGACTGACCGTAGCAACGGCGCTCGGTTACACGGAAGTTCCGTGTGCGGTGGTGGACATCGACAAGGTCCGTGAGAAGGCGCTGAACATTGCACTTAACAAGATTACAGGCGCATGGGATGAGAACCTTCTCGCTGAACTGCTGGAGGATATTCAGAACAGCGAATTTGACCTCGGCAAGACAGGCTTTGATCCGCCGGAGATCGAGCAGCTTTTCAATTCCGTTCATGACAAAAAGGTCTCCGAGGATAACTTCGATGTCGAGGAAGAGCTTCAGAAGCCGATCTTCTCCAAGCCGGGAGATATCTGGATTCTCGGTAGGCACAGAATTATCTGTGGTGACAGCACAGTCGCGGAGACATACACAAAGCTTATGGACGGACAGAAGGCAAATCTGGTGCTGACGGACCCGCCTTATAATGTCGATGTTGAAGAGACTGCCGGAAAGATCATGAACGACAACATGAGCGATTCTGATTTTTACAATTTTCTGCTCGCCGCTTACAAGTGTATGTATGACAGTCTTGCCGATGACGGCAGCATCTATGTATGGCACGCCGACACAGAGGGACTCAATTTCCGCAAGGCATTCAAAGATGCAGGTTTCCAGCTTTCCGGCTGCTGTATCTGGAAGAAGAATTCTCTCGTACTCGGCAGGAGTCCATATCAGTGGATCCATGAGCCGTGCCTGTTTGGCTGGAAGCAGAAGGGCAAACATCAGTGGTATGCCGACCGCAAGCAGACGACAGTCTGGGAATACGACAAGCCGAAAAGCAGTCCGGATCATCCGACAACAAAGCCGATTCCGCTGATGGCATATCCGATCAAGAACAGCACCATGACAAACGGTATCGTTCTCGATCCGTTCCTCGGCTCTGGCTCTACGCTGATCGCCTGCTGCGAGACAGACCGTGTCTGCCGCGGCATCGAGCTTGATCCGAAGTTCGTGGATGTCATTGTCAAACGATACCTTGCGTGGTGTCAGGAGAAGCAGAACGCAGAGGTCGCCTATGTACTTCGTGACGGTCAGAAGCTGTCGTTTGCAGAGGTGGTCACTGAGATGCCGCAGGATGGTGATGCAGTTGAGTGATGTGAAGTGCGTTCTAATACACGATAACTTCCAGAATTACAAATGCTACAGCATTCCGAAGGCACAGCTTGTCATTGCAGACATTCCGTACAATATCGGCTCGGATTTCTATGCCAGCCGTCCCGACTGGTATGTTGACGGAGACAATCAGAACGGTGAAAGCAGCAAGGCTCACAAGGCTGCCTTCCATACAGATTACAGCTTTAACATTGCTGAGTATTTCGCTTTCTGTAACCGACTGCTGAAAAAGGAACCCAAGACCGGAGAAAAGGATGCCCCGTGTATGATCGTATTCTGTGCTTTTCAGCAGATTCCGGAGGTCATCCGACAGGCAGAAAAGTACGGATTCAAGAACTATATCCCGCTGGTCTTCTGCAAAAACTACAGTCCTTCCGTCCTGAAAAGCAACATGAAGATAGTTGGTGCGACCGAATATGCACTGGTGCTGTATCGCGGCAAGCTGCCAAAATTCCGCAACGTTGATGCAGAAGGAAAAAAGCACATGGTGTTCAACTGGTTTGACTGGCGAAAGGACAGCAGCAAGGAATATCCGAAGATACATCCTTCGCAGAAACCGATCTCCGTGCTGAAACGTCTGATCGAGATTTTTACCGATCCGGGCGATGTTGTCATAGACCCTTGTGCCGGTTCCGGCTCTACGCTGCGTTCGGCACGGGAACTTGGCAGACACAGCTACGGCTTTGAAGTCAGCAGAGAATTTTATACCAAAGCCTGTGAGCAGATGCTTGCAGAAAAGATAGAAAAAGGAGGCGGATGATGGATAAGAAACAGTTGACGCTCGGAAGCCTGTTTGACGGATCGGGTGGCTTTCCTCTCGGTGGTATCCTTGCGGGAATCAAGCCGAAGTGGAGCAGCGAGATCGAACCGTTCCCGATTCTGGTGACGCACAGACGGCTTCCGGGCGTGAAGCATTACGGTGATGTGAGTAAGTTGAACGGTGCAGAACTGCCGCCGGTGGATATCATCACATTCGGCAGTCCGTGTCAGGATCTGTCTATCGCAGGCAAGCGTGCAGGCATCCATGACGGCGACCGCTCAAACCTGTTCTTTCAGGCGATCCGCATCATCAGAGAAATGAGGGATGCAACAAATGGACAATATCCGCGATACTGCATCTGGGAGAACGTCCCCGGTGCTTTCTCCTCCAACAGAGGAAATGACTTCAAAGCTGTCATCGAAGCAGTTATCGGAGTTAAAGAAAAAGGGATCGAGGTGCCTGCGCTTGCGAATCACAGATGGGCAAAATCAGACGTATTTCTGGGAGACGGATGGAGCGTGGCTTACCGAGTTTTCGATGCTCAATACTGGGGTGTACCCCAGCGAAGAGCAAGAATCTACCTTGTCGCAGATTTTGCTGGCGGAAGTGCCGGAGAAGTATTATTTAAGTCCGAAGGCGTGTCTGGGTATACTCCGCAGGGCTTCCGTTCGTGGCAAGGAACTGCCGGAGGTGCTGAAGAAAGCACTGGAGCGTCAGGCAGGCGGTCTGACGCTGGAGGTGGAACCCTCTGCGTAAACTGTCAGGGCACGGCAGGTGTCGGTATCACAGAAGATAAGGCACTGGCACTTGTCGCACAGGATCACGGCAATCATCCTGCCGTTCTTGCCGCAGGCTTTTCCACGGAACACAGTGCAAAAGCAAGGAGCATCGGCTATGAGGAGGAAGTATCTCCGACACTTAGAGCCGGTGTCGTTCCTGCAACAATGGAGCTTCAGAGCTATCCGGTTGAAAACCATCCCGCAGATTCGAGAGTTAAAGTGCGTGAGGACGGAAAGTGTCAGGGGCTTACAGGCAGAATGGGAACAGGCGGCGGAAATGTACCGCTTGTTGCTGAACCCGTGACTCTAAAAATAAGGGCGGGTTGCAGCGGAGGCGGTAAGGGAGCAATCTGGCAAACAGATAAATCCGCAACTCTTGCAACCAATAATGACCAGACGCTTTTTCAGCCGGAGGTCAAGGCTTTCGGTGTATGCAGCAAGCACTCCAATGCGATGATGTCGGACAATCCGCACAGTGGATTCTATGAAGCGACTACAAGCAGAACGCTTGACCGGAGCGGCGGTAATTCCGTCACATCGAATCAGGGCGGCATCTGTGTGGTCGCTCCTGCGCCGGATACATTCGATGTACGTTTTACATCGGACGGAACAAAAAACGCAAGAGGTCACTGCTATCAGACGGAGATTTCCAGATGCCTCGATACGAGCGAGGCAAACCCGGACAGCAATCATGGCGGTGTCGCTGTTGTTGCTCTTGAACCGGGTGCTGCATCGAGAGTTGGCGGTCACATCTACAGTGACGGCAAAAGCGGTACGCTTCGTGCAAATGCCGGAGATAATCAGCAGGCTGTCGTGATGCCCGAAACATTTTCTCTGCAAGGCTCAATGATCGGCAGAGCTGACAAGAACGGTCCGCAGGGTGACGGCATCAACGAAGGTGTCTGCTTCACACTCAATGCGACCGACCATCACGCAGTTGCAGCACCGGCAGAGCCTATCGCCATTTCCCGCGACAATCACTTCTCCGTTTCAGAGGGTGTAGCAGGAGCAGCGGTCGCAAGAGGACCCGCATCCGTGGCAGTTCCCAAAGCTGACCACTACAGCACAAGCAAAAACTCGCATCATACAGTAGCCGCACACGAGCAGGCAAACACACTGGTCGCTTCCGACTGGAAGGATCCTCCGCTTGTGAATGACCTGCCGAATGACGAGCCGGTGTATATCGTGCGCCGTCTGACTCCAGTGGAGTGTGCCCGTTTACAGGGATTTCCCGACTGGTGGTGCGCCGACCTTGCCGATACAGATCCTTCCGATGAGGAAATCACTTTCTGGACGGAGGTATGGGAAACATGGCGACAGCTCACAAATCCCAATGGCAAACTGAAAACCGAGAAGCAGATCCGCAAATGGCTTGCTGATCCGTATACGGATTCAGCGGAATATAAGCTGTGGGGGAATGGTATCTCCTTGCCGATTCCGTACTTTATCCTATCAGGCATTGCATGGGCAGTACAGAAATATTCTGATGGTACTGCAGCAAATTGTGAACAGACTGATACTATGTAAGCTGATCTTCGGAGGGTATCCGTGATATGCACAAACATAGCCGGATATCTTCCCTGTACATTCTCCGTTTTACAGTCTTGCATTTCAGAGCCAAAGACGGTAATATGTGACTACGAAAACGCCGCAGCCCTACGCACAAGGCTGAATGAACGGCAAGTATTGAAAAGGAGCAGATACTATGAAAACATATGCAAAGAACATCAGCAACCGCAAAGACCTCGTCAAGAAGCTGGAACAGCTCACAGGTCAGCACGCAGTTTACACTTTCATGCCGAAATGCGCTTATGAGATCGGAGCATTCACGGTCAATAAGGACGGCACCCTTACAGTGCAGGACGATGCTGACAGTAGTATCATCGAAAGACTCGCGGCAGACGGCATGATCGGTGGAGAGATCATTGCAGAAGAATCGACCGGGACAGTCAGCGAAGCCGCTACTGCTATATGTGCGAAACAGAGTTATACTGTGTACAACGGCAAGGGAAACCAAGCCAAAAACAAGAAAAGCGGAGGTAAACACCATGTGGACACAGGGCACGATCAATTACAACGGGAGAGCATACCGCTACAGCGTAAAGCACTTCGAGGAGCCCAGCGAATTCGGATACGATGAGGGCAGAGCCTCAAAGATCTGGATTGAGCGGGACGGCAAGACGGTTTTTAATTACGACCGCGGACTGGACGTAAAGGCGGCAGACAGAGACACCAAGGCAGTACTTGAGATGCTCCTGAAAAAGTTCAACTGAGCAGCATACGGGCACGGCAGCCAAAGGGCTGCCCTCTGCTCTTTTCTCCGCTGCGAAGGGAGGTGAAGCGAATGGGAGCAATCAGTGACTTATACCGCGGCAAGATCGGCGCACCGGCAGAGATCACCACGAACAGCGAAGAGTACACTGCTCTGAACAGTCAGGCAGAAGAACTGTATCAGGAATTGAAAAAGCAGTTGTCCGTTGATGAGATGAATCTTCTGGAAAAGCTGATAGATGTGAATCAGGAGATGGCTTCTGTTACATCCGAAGACAGTTACATCAGAGGATTCCGTGACGGTTCAGCCATAATCATGGATGCGCTGAATCGGAAATAAACATAGGATACCCGCTTATGAGAGCTTACGTTTTTCGTAGGCTCTTTTTCTTATACAAAAAATCAGGAAGGAGTGATGCGGATGGCTCAGAGAGGCAGAAAGCCGAAGCCTACGGCAATAAAGGAACTTGAAGGCAATCCAGGAAAGCGTCCGCTGAATGAGGCAGAGCCGAAACCTGAACGCAAAGCGCCGACCTGTCCGAAATGGCTGGAACCCGAAGCGAAAAAGGAATGGCGCAGGCTGTCAAAACAGCTTGAACAAATCGGCGTGCTGACCGAAGTCGATCAGGCGGCATTCGCATCCTATTGTCAGGCATATGCCCGATGGAAGGAAGCCGAGGAATTCATGACGCAGCACGGCACGATCGTAAAAACGAAGTCAGGATACTGGCAGCAGGTCCCACAGGTCAGCATTGCACAGACCTATCTGAAGATCATGAACAAGATCGCAGAGCAGTTCGGTCTGACTCCCGCAGCGAGAAGCCGTATCACTGCCGGTGCAGATATGAAGGACGCTGCCGTTGACGATATGGATGCACTTCTGGGAGGCGGCTGATGGCAAGAACAGCAAAATCAAGAGAAAGACCTGCGAACTATCCGAAACTCACCGACTATCAGCCTACCCGCTTCATGCTGCCGGAATCACATTACGATGAGGCAAAAGCAGACAGAGCCGTGCGTTTCATCGAAAACCTCTGCCACACCAAAGGACGCTGGGCGGGCAAACCGTTCTGGCTGCTTCCGTGGCAGGAGCAGATCATCCGGGATATTTTCGGTGTGGTCAAAGAAGATGATACGCGGCAGTTTCGCACCGCCTATGTCGAGATTCCAAAGAAAAACGGAAAATCTGAGCTTGCGGCAGCGATTGCTCTGTATATGCTGTACGCAGACAACGAGCCATCTGCCGAAGTATACGGCGCAGCAGCGGAACGGCAGCAGGCTTCCATCGTATTCGATGTTGCAAAACGAATGGTGGAAATGACACCTGCGCTCATGAAACGCTCAAAGATCATGGCGGCGACAAAGCGTCTGGTAAACTACAGCAATGTTGGATTTTATCAGGTGCTTTCAGCGGAAGTCGGAACAAAGCACGGTCTGAATGTATCAGGTCTTGTGCTTGACGAGCTTCATGTTCAGCCGAACCGTAACCTTGTGGACGTTCTCACAAAGGGTTCCGGTGATGCCCGTACTCAGCCGCTGTACTTCCTGATCACCACAGCCGGCACCGACCGCAATAGCATCTGCTATGAATACCACACCAAAGCAAAAGACATCCTCGAAGGACGGCGCATCGATCCATCATTCTATCCGGTCATTTACGGTCTGGATGACGGTGACGACTGGAATTCCGAGGAATCGTGGTACAAGGCAAATCCGTCCCTCGGATACACGATCACCATTGACCGTGTGCGTGACGCCCACCGTGAGGCACTGACAAATCCTGCTGAAGAAAATGTATTCCGTCAGCTTCGTCTCGATCAGTGGGTCGGAAGCGCGGTCGCATGGGTTCCGGAGCATATCTATGACAGGGGCAATCTTCCAATCGACCTTGAAAAACTGAGAGGACGAGAGTGTTATGCTGGACTTGACTTGTCCAGCACATCGGATATCACTGCATTTGTTCTGGTATTTCCTCCGCTGTATGAGGGCGATAAATACATCGTTCTGCCGCACTTCTGGCTGCCGAGGGAAACACTCGATTTGCGAGTACGCCGCGATCACGTTCCATACGATGTATGGGAGCGCATGGGGCTGTTTCATATCACTGAGGGCAATGTTGTGGACTATAATTTCGTGCGGAAAACAATCAACGAGCTGCACACGATGTATAACATCAAGGAAATTGCAGCAGACCGCTGGAATGCGACACAGCTTATTACCGACCTGCAGGGTGACGGATTTACAGTTGTTCCTATGGGCATGGGCTTCAAGGATATGTCGCCGCCGATGAAAGAGCTGTATAAGCTCATACTCGAAGGTATGTTCGTTCACGGCGGCAATCCCGTTCTCAGATGGATGGCAGGAAATGTGGTTGCCGAAATTGATGCGGCGGAGAATATCAAACCGAGCAAAAAGAAAAGTACTGAAAAAATCGACGGCATTGTCGCATGGATCATGGCACTTGACAGATGTATCCGCCATGAGCTGGAAGGCAGTGTCTATGATGAACCCGATCATGACCTGATCGTTTTATGAGGAGGGATGCAGATGGGCTTACGAAACTGGCTCGGCTTCAATAAGCCGAGAGACGCACCGAAACTGCCGGACATTCAGGACAATGTCCGTGATTCCGGTAATCTGTTTGTTTTCGGTATGACACACAGCGGTGAGCGTGTTGATGAACGCACTGCAATGCAAATTGTTACTGTTTATGCCTGCGTGAGACTGCTGTCAAATACGATCGCGGGACTTCCGCTGCATCTGTACAGATATACGGGTGACGGCGAGGATAAGGAACGCGCAACAGATCATCCGCTGTATAAAATACTCTACCGCCAGCCGAATCCCGAAATGAGTTCATTTTCATTCTGGGAGGCACTGATGTGTCATCTGCTGCTATGGGGCAACGCCTACGCACAGATCGTTCGTGACGGAAAAAACGGCATTGTCGGTCTGTATCCGCTGCTTCCGGAGAATGTCGAGATCGACCGTGACCCGAAAAGCGGCGACCTCATTTACACCTATCATGCATACACTGATGAAAAGCCCGGTGAGCATGATAAAGATATTATCTTTCAGAGGGATGAGATACTGCACATTCCCGGTCTGGGATTCAACGGTCTGGTTGGATTCTCTCCCATTGCGATGATGAAAAACGCACTCGGCGCAGCAATGGCTGTGGAGCGTTACGGCAGCGCCTTCTTCAAAAACGGAGCGCAGCCTGCAGGCGTTCTGGAGCATCCGGGTGTGCTGAAGAATCCCGAAAAGATCCGTGAAAACTGGACGAGAGTTTACGGCGGTTCCCGCAATGCACACCGCATCGCAGTCCTTGAGGAAGGTATGCAGTATAAACCAATATCGCTGCCGCCGGAGGATTCACAGTTCTTGTCAACTCGTGAATTCGATGTAGAGGAAATATGCCGAATGTTTCAGGTTCCGCCCCATCTGGTGCAGGACTTAAAGCGCAGCACCTTCAATAACATCGAGCATCAGGGTATCGCATTCGTGCAGTATTCTCTTATGCCATGGATCATCCGTATTGAAAAAGGCATCATCAAAGACCTTCTTCTTGAAGAAGAACAGGATGTGTATTTTCCGAAGTTCAATGTGGACGGCCTGATGCGCGGCGATTATCAGAGCCGAATGAACGCCTATGCCATCGGAGTCGGCAACGGCTTTATGAGCCCTAATGATGTACGCCGTCTTGAAAATATGGATCTTATTCCGGCAGAGCTTGGCGGTGATGATTATTACCTCAACGGCAGCTACAATAAGCTGCAGGATGCAGGTGCAGCGTATGCGGATAACTTTCCGCAGGCAGACGAACAGTCTGACGCCGAGGAACAGGACGAACCCGATGAAGAATCAACCGATGACAGATTCCTGCGTAAAAAGCGCAGAAGAAAACGAGGAGGGATGTAAATGCCGAAATTCTGGGACTATATCCACGATGGCAGCGGCGGCAGAGTTCTCCGCCTTGAGGGACCGATCGATTCGGATTCCTTCTGGGGCGATGAGATCACGCCGCAGGATTTCAGAGATGAGCTGTATGCCGAAGACGGCGACCTCACGCTCTGGATCAACTCGCCGGGCGG